AAAAAATATTAGGATTAGATATAGGTAGTATATCTACACGTTGATCAAAATCAGCTTGTTTAATCATACGGTTTCCACCACGTACCATGTATGGATATTCTGGTGGTAAATAAGTTTGAAATACAGAAGCTAGTAAATTAAATTCAGTTCCTTGGGCATAGTGCAATCTTTTATGGATAGCACTCATAACTTTAGTCCCACGTTCTAAAATAGCTAGTGTAGTGCCTACAGGATTTTGTTCGTTACCTTCACCCATTTTCATATCTGCAATAGCAGCAAAAGATTTACCTGCATCTACACAATAACCTAATAAAGCAAATAAAACTTGCGATGGTTCTTTGTAAGGAAGAGGTAGTAATGATTCTTTAATAGAAGCACCAGTTACATCAACATCCCTAAACTCACCTGGTTGTAAAGGTGTATCGTCATCACGTATACGCATGCCACGTGCTTTAAATCCTGCTGGTAAGTTAGCAAGAGTACCTGCATCTATTAATTGTCGTAAAACACTTGTTGCAGTCCTTGATAAACCACCAAGCATATGTATTAAACCAAAGCCATAAAAGCCTAGACCTGGGAGGAATTTGTAATGTACAAAGTATTGTTTTTTTGCTTTTAATGCATCACCTTCTGCATAGTTTCTTCTAATAGATAAAACTTCTTCACTATATTGATCAATAGTAATAATGTAAGGAAGCTTAACTCCGTTAGGATCTTCAAATCCTGGTATATCTGCATCAACATGCATTTCTAAAACAGTGTGTTCAGTATCGTCTTCGGCTAATGTATTTTGTAACCCTTCTAGTGAATTTACTTTTTCTGTTATATCATTAACAGTAGAAACTGTTCCCGATACAAGTTCAACATCTCTGTAAAAACCTTGTACTTGTTGTTTACGTAAATCATTGGCAGATGTTTTAATGACATGTGTGATACGTTGTGCATCTTCTAAAGAAGAAGCAGTATAATTAACTACACAATCTTCACCTGCAATAAATTTAGAAACAGCACGTTGTAATAATGAATCATAATAAACTTTTTTAAAGGCTGATCCTGCAAGTGGTAAATAAAATAATAACTGATCCATATCAGGATCATACTCTTTCATTACATGGGTAATTTCGTAATTCATGTAATCTTTTACACGTTTAGATTGTTCTTCTACTTCTGGTGTAATTTCACCAACGATCTCTGTGTTAACAGGACCACCTGGCGGTAATAATTCTTTATAAGCTTGTGCTTGAAACTGAGTAACGGATTCTGATAATAATGGATGCACAACACCACTTGCTCCTTCAAATGGTTGNGTACGGTCTTCATATTTAAATCCAAGCATGTCTAAACCTTTTACATAGGTATCATGCCAATCTTTTCTTGAATCATAATCTGTTTCGTAAGAAGAAATGCAAGTAATAGATAAATTTTTTAATTCTGTTTCACTAATGTATTCAGCTAAATTAGCATCAAAAGGAATATTTGTTTGATCAATTGTTTCACTTAAATCAGTATTAATTTCAGCACCACCATCAGGTAATTCAGTTACTTCTACTTGATCCTCCATTGTAACACTTTCATCCGGAAGTGTTATATCTGTTGCTACTTCATTTTCTCCAATTTCTACACCATTAGAAATATCTCCAATTGCTTTTTCAATAGTACTAAAAGGTATAGGGCGTGTTTTAGGAGTTACCATTATTATATCCTATCATAGTGTAGGGACAACATCAACAAAAGAGGCATAATTAATAAAACCTCCATCTTTTTTGTATAAGTCCGTAGGTTTGTTTCTTGTTCCTTTTAAATCAATATAAGGCAATTTTGCCCATGTATTTCCTTTACCATCTTTAATGTTTGTAGATGAAAAGTCAAGTTGATTATTTTTAGCCGCATTCTTCATCGCTTTAGTTGCAATGTTGTTATAAAATCCTAAATTGCCTTTGGCAACGTTTCCAGTTGCACTAGCACCTGCATTTTTAGCTTTTCCTGAAATCATAACAACACCATCATATCCATTTTCGCGCGCTAAATTTATGGCAATTTTTATTGCCATTTTAGCTTGGTTTTCTGATTTCTTAAAAGGTGCTTCTGGAACACCATCTGCTGTTGCGTCTATTTTATCTAATTTTTGTGCTACTGCCATTAATTGCTTTCTAATACCATCACGTTTAACTTTTAGTCTTCCTAAAATAGTTTGTGCAGAAGGGTCTGTGTGTCCTGCAACTTTATCTATTGAATCTGTTATTTTATTTAATTCATCGGAAAGTTTTATTCTTTGGGAATTTAAATCAGTAATATTTACATTTCCAACTGCATCTTGCCGTGTTGCATATTTTTTACCCTTTTGTTGTACACCTTGGTGCAAATCAGATTGTATTTCTTCAATAAATAATACACGTCTACCAGCTTCATCTGTTCTCTCAGAAGCACGCATCCAAAAAACAGGATTATTTCCTGTTGGATTTGAAAAATGCCCTCCACCTTCTGTAAACTTAGGTTCGTTGGCCCTCGGTCCTTTAGGATTGGGATTGTAGGTAATGGGTACTTCTATGTACCCGGTTCCTCCAGACAAGAATTGCGCTCCTTCATGTCTAGGTGTGGTTTTACTCATATAAAAACCTTCACCACTTTGTAAACGTTTAAATCGTTCAACAATAGTTTTAGAATAAAAAGGAATTTTTGAGCCTTCAGGAATACCATTTTTTAAAACATTATCAATACCGTAGAACTGTTTAAAAACTTTATTAATAACACCAGCTCCTTGGTCCATTACTTGACCATTATCTGAGGCACTTTTAAATAATTCAGATAATTGAACACGTGCAGCGTCACCCGCAATATCTTGTGGCTTGTTATTTAACCCACGTATTTCTTCTACCCCAGCATTATCAGTTCCGTGGTAATAACCACCTCCACTATCACGTTTGGTTAAAAATGACCCAAAATCATCTAATCCTTTTTGAAAAGGCTCTTTTTGGTTAATACTATANGTAATGTTTGGTTTTAAGTTAGAATATGCCTCCATTAAGTCAGCTTTTTTAACTTTANCGTTTTGATAGCCAGTTAAGTAGTTACCTAAGCCAAATTCATCTAATTCTGTTGGAGAAACACCTTTTTTCTTTAAAAAACCAAGCCATTGACCGCCAGTCATGGTCTCTTGAGGCGCATTTATGATTTCTGTCTCTGATTTTAGAGTAAATATGCCATTATTAGTATCCGTAATAGTTTCTGTAGCCTTTATATCGTCCACAGCACCTGAAATTTTTAAATTAGAAACAGATTCGTCAAATAATGGTGGCGGTTTTTTAAATTTAAATGGGTTTTTAAAGCTCATTGCTACATCAAACTCGCCTTCCGTTCCATTAGGTGTAGATACTACTTCTTCTGTTTCTGTAAATTGTGACATGTCTCCTCCTATTGCCATCATTCGTCTCGCAAATCCACCAGTTTTAAAACCAGTTTCATTACGTAAATTTAAAAATTTTGTTTTTATATCATCATATTTAGCTATTGCTTCAGGAAATTTTTCCATAAACATTCTCATTTTAACTTGCATTGTTGCACCTTCAGGATAAGGAGAAATAATGTCAATTTTATTTTGACCTTTTATTGGTGACTCTAATAACAAATCAGTTATCATTAATTTAACTTTATTTATATTATCATCAATTATTTTTACTTCTTCAAAATTACCTACCTCTATTAACTTTTTTCTTTTTGTTTTTGCATTATTAATAAACGAATTTAAATTATCATGAAAGTTATTTAATGTATTTTCGGTTGGAAATTTAGGAAAAATTAAATCTTCTCCTTCAAACAAATTTCTTAATCCCATTTGTATTAAATGACCACGGTCATATTGATACTTAGGATCTAAATTTTTTATTCCCTTTTTAAAAGATCGTTCTTCTAATTTAGTTTTAAACTTTTGTTTTTTAATATTTGGAAATAAATCAGGAAAAAAATTTTTAACTAAATTTTTTACAGCTGGATCTTTTATTTGATCTATGTAGGTTATATTTTTTAAATTAGGATTTTTATTTATTTTACTAATTTCCATTGCTGCTTCATCACGTTTTAATTTTTTCGCAGTCATTGAAATTTTTTCTGGCGCGCCTTCATATAAACCTTCTGCCCATTGTGCTTTTTTAGTTTCACTCATTGACTTAATTGGTTTTAAAGTTCTTTCAGAAATTTTACTAGGTTCAATTCCTAATTTTTCAGCCGCATAGTTTTTATCAGCAACGTTAAAAAAATCAGTCTTCATATGTCTATCTTTAAATTTGTTTGATGACAGCGTGCCGTCTATAAGAGCATCTATATCAATTTCTCTTTGTGATTTTGTTCTATTGCTGATAAAATCTTTTACCAAAGTATCTGCAGTAGTGACACGTTTATCACCAATTAAATTTATATCACCCATGTCTAAATCTAAATTAACCTTTTCTTTCACTGTTTGGATGTCTGGTTTATATTTAAGAGGGTTTTTAATAAGATCAGCTGCATAATCTATCTCTTCAAAAGAATCACTTTTCTTTCCTATATTTAAAATTGATTTAACAGCTTTAAAAGGAGCTGCTACTAATTCATCTCTGCTACCCATTACTATTTATTACCAAGCATTTCATCAGTAGGATAAAACTCGGTGTTTTCATAAAACTGTCTCATTTGATCTTTATCTTTAAAACCACCAAGTCCTTGGTCCATGTTTGATGCTATGTAAGGCTCTTGTCTATAATCAATTTCATCAAAAGGAACTTTACTTTTCCCTCTTATTAAATTCATAATTCCTTGTCCACCTTGAAGAAGTTTTTTGCCTCCATATTTACCTAAACCAATTAATCCTTTAATACCCGGCGCAAATTGTCCTGCCATGTAACCATAAGTTTCTTTTGGAGTATCACCGTAAGAAAAACTTGCATTAATATTAGGGTATAAATAATCTTCAGCTGCTTCTAAAAAAGCTGGCCCTTCTTTTCCGCGTGTAAACTCATCAGTAAACCTAAACATAGAAGGACGTTTCATGACAAATTTACCTTCATCATTATATCCAAATAAACCTGCATAAGGTAAAGATAAGTCTCCATCTTTAGTAAATTTAGGATCTACATCCATCGGCATTTGTGGTAGCATATCTTGATTAATAATATAGCCTTTTTCTGTTTTTTTAAATGGTTCTGGGTTTTGAATTTGAGATATTAATCTTCTGAATTCATCAAATTCAGAACCTTCTTCTTTATCTTTAAATGCTCTGTCTCTAAACTCCTCATACTCTGCTTTACTATTTATATTATTGGCACCTCTAAAAGCAGTCATTTGTTCCGTTGCATTATTTAACATTATTTGTTTAGTGTTAAACATCCACTCATCTATATTAGGATTATTCCTAGCATCTTCATAAGAAATAAACATTTCTCCATCACGGGTTTTACCACTGATAGCACCATCAAATACACTGGAGACATAATCATAGGCTCCGTAATCTTCAGATTCCCCTTCTCCTACATATAATGGATTTAAAACGTTAACTGCACCTAACGTATCAGTGGCAAGTGCACTTACAACTCCTGGTACTGCAGATTTTACAAAATCTTTTGTGTCTATTGCGCTTTGTAAAGATCCTTCTGTAGTAAAAGCTCCATAATTTTCTATAGCAGGATAATTACCTAATTCAGCTTCATCTTCTACTCTGTAAGCTTCATCTAATTCTGTTTTAAATTCGGAAGGTTGTTGCAATAGATCAAATGACGTAATGTCACTTACGCCTCTATCAATAGTATTCTGTTCTTCTTTTATCTGTTGGTTCATCCGCGAAATCGTCCTTTAGTTCTACGTAGTAGCCTTGACGGTATCGCATTAATGCTTGCGTCATGCTATCCACATAATCATCATAATCGCCAAATGGGAATGCTGCGCATTCTTCAATGACTTCCTCGGCCCAACGTCTATCTTTAGGAGCCCATACTGCCCCTGACTCAAACAGCGGTGCTACGCTGTTGACTCTCGCATGTTTATCATTTCCTCGTGACGGTGTAAAGTTAATTACAGGAATACCAATTTTTTGTAATTCGTGTGTAAGGGGCAACCCGGACGCTTTGGCCTCGACCAATACAATCTCTGGTTCCCAGTACTTATACTCTTCCTGTGCTTTCTCTTTTAACTCGGGAAAGTTCCATCGTCCTTTCTTTGCGTCCAAAAGGATAATGTTTTGTTTACCCCCTTCTTCTGGAGTAAATATACCCCACGTTGTAATTGCTGAATAATCGGCTGTTTCTTTTTTGGTAAAAGCTGTATCGTAGGATTGTATAATATATTGTAAATGAGGTATCTTTTCTGGTTCCCATTTTTTCCACCACTCACGCTTTATAAGTGCACCCTCCTCGGCCACAGGATTTTGCATCCATTGTGCATTCCATTTGGTAATAGGAATAGAAGCTTTAACAGAATCTAATCCTTTCATGTCCCAAAAATTTCCCCACATAGGTTTGTCGTTTATAACAGCAGGAAACTCGACTACTTCCCATTTGTCCGCTGCATCACTTTTATGTTGAGCATCTAGCAATTTTCCTGTTAAGTCCTTAATGGACCAACGGGTCATAACTAAGACTATAGCGCCACCAGGCTGAAGCCTCTGTCTAGGGCCAGAA